TTACATCACCTGTTAGATCACCAGTTACGTTACCAGTGACATTACCTGTTACGTTGCCGGTAAGATTACCCTCGAACGTTGTTGCGGTAACGACTCCGCTTACGCTGACTTGATCGGCTGTTTGAGAACCGGATACAGTTAAACCACCAGCAATATTAGCTCCACCATCGACATCAAGTGCTCCAGTAACGGTCGCGCCGCCAGAAACGTTTACTGTTGTTGATTGCAGGAAAGCAACAGTACCAACGCCAGTGGCGTTGACGTTTGTGGCATCTAGTGTGTCGTCCCAGGAAAGATTTCCCGATGAGTCTACTACAAGGTAACCACCGTCTACGACGGTTCCTGGTAGTGTGTATGTCACATTTGATGCTAGCGAAGCTGGAGATGCTAGCTCAATGTAGTTATCACCGTTGTCGGATCCTTCGACAACTCTTACAGCAGAACCCGTGCTACCGGTTTCCTTTGTCCAATATCTATGTGATCCAAAGAACTTGTTGTTCGACGTAGTTGAGTCGATACCAACGTATAGGTCATATTTGTCGGTTGTGAATCCGGGTTCACCTGCACGTAGACCCGGAAGATTCGCAAATTGACCTCTCTTAAACTGAATTACTGGAGCAGCCATTGAGAGAATAGTTATTTTTTGCTACTCAAATATTTAGTGTTACCATTCGCCTGCATCCAGGTCGATCTTATTATCAAGAACATCGTCAAGATAATCGATCGTGGAGGATGACAAACCTGCTTGTGGTGGACTCATCGTATTAATGCCTACAGCAGCATCTAGAACGTCATCCGGATTAGAGAATACAAAACGGTCTGACGATGCGTCGTACGTAAGAACAAACTTGTTAGTTGCTGCTTGACCTGCTTGTAGATTGGATGAGTTAACATCCAAAAGATCTCTTAGATTTGCCACTGATCCGATACCTACTCCTGTGGATGCGATTTCGACCAGAACTGGTTCGCCCAAGTCACTGACTAGATTTTCGTCTGCAACAGTAATCTGATCAACAATGACCTCTACTGATACCTCTGACCCATTACCGCCATCAGATACTAAGAAACTATCTGACATATCATGAAACGGTATCGTTTACTTTGACCTGACCAGTAATGACTTTTGTTTTCTTATTGTTGTTCGAGTTTTCAATCACAATATCATAGTTATAACGACCAGCTGTGATAATGCCCGTTTGAGCATTAGTTAAACTGATTGATAGTTGACCCTTTGTCGGGTCACCGTTATATGTGGTACCAAAACTGATGGATCCAACAGCGTTGGTCCATTTTCTCATCTTCGCTTCAAAGGAATAGATGGTTAAATCCAATGGCTGTCCATCAGACTTCTTCAAAGTGTAAGTTCTTTGAAAGTCTGTTCCCACTTCAACAACAAGATTGACGACAGGAACTGCCATTACTTCTTCCTTTTACTACCTTTATTTATTGAGCATCATTGCCTTGAGAGTTGCAATCTCAGCACGAAGTTCTTCAATTTCTCCCCTTTGTTGGAGGACTCTATTCTTCTCAATCATATATTTTTCGTAGGCAACCGTGTCTGTATTCACGATTGCCTGCGATTCTGTATCACGCTCTAGACTTTTGTGGTCCTTTACTTTCGCTCTTCTCATAAAGTTCCTCGTATAAAAATGACCAACTCATTATGCAACAGCGATGGTTCTGAAATCAATCATCTGGGCAGTTGCTGCCTGATTAGTTGATGTTACAACCAACTTGACCTGGAATGATGTAAACTGTGGTAGTTTGTCAATCGACCACTCATACTCGGTAAATGTGTTGGATGTATTTGCAGAAATGTTTCTGTCAGGTAGACCACTGTTGTTTTTAGAGTCAATAACCTTGTCACTGGCATCTAGGTTGTTGTAACCAGGGAACGGTTCGTATACCTTAGTATCAGAACCATCAACTCGGTTGAGTCTGTAGTATGCTCTAATAGTACACTCCGAAGGACGATGTGCACCAACTAGACACTTCAGCGAAGTCGCTGGATTATCTAGATTCACAGGTTTGGTTACGTATGTGAACGATTGAGGATCCTCATCAGTTCTAGTTCTAGAATCTGTGAGATAGTTCTCAATAGGATTATTGATTCTATTTGATCTTGTGGTGATGTTGCTGTCAAAGACATCAACGACTGGAGAAAGGTTCTCGTCAGTTGAGTCCATCGTGATTTCGATGGTGAACGACTTACCACCAGGTAGACTGGAAGTACTATTCGTTTCATTGACCTTAGAAGCAATCATCCTAGGACTAGAGAATCTAGTCTCACCTTCTAGAGAAACTGACTCAAAACCTTGATCAACGAAGGAGGTTTCAGAGTTATCAATACTTGTGGCACTGATTGTTCTGACCTGTGCGTTAAGCGAAGTTCCGTCAACTGCTCTGTAATCGATGTTTGGAACAATCGAATCATACTGGATGTTCTGAGAAGCACGAACATTCTCACCACCTACAGACTCATCTTTGTTGAAGAACTTGTCTCCTGCAATGTTGAGTACGTAAGAATCTAGAGTGATCTTGTCAGTGATGTTATTCGTGACATCTGCAAACGTATGCTCTGTGTTGATCTTTCTTAGAGAAACACCAGCAGTCTCGTACTTTTGGATACCGTGGTTTGCAGCATATGTTTTTGGAATAGTTCCATCAATGCCGCGAGTTGTAATGCCCGTTAGTACATTGTTACCAACACCAGTGTAAGCAATAATCTCATTACCAATGCGTGCGAAACCTGGATTGGTTGGGGTAACTTGAGATCCTTCGAAGAAGTTGAAGTTTGCACTATTGCCAACACTAATGTTTTCAATAGAACTTACACCATATCCAACAGTAATCTTAGTTGGAATAGTGTCACCTTCTACATTCTTGATGATAACTCGGTTGTTACCAGCGTGCATACTGTGATTAGCATGGTTAACACGGAAGTGTCTTCCATCAAACTCCTTGGCGTTAACATCTAGAGATGTTGGATTGATGCCAAAGACTGTAGATCCAATACCAGCACCAGCACCAGCAGTAGGAACAAACTGGATTTGATTTGAGGTGTTAAAGTCAGATCCGTTACAACCAGTCAACTGAAGGGTGTTGAATGATGTTACAACACCAACAGTTAGCAGTAGGTTACGACCCAGACCCTTGGTGCCAACAGTACCTGTAAGAGTATCACCGACAGCAAAACCCTTACCAGTATTGATAATGTTTACACTAGCGATACTTCCACTGGTAACAGTACATGTACCAGTTACACCATTACCTTCACCAGTCAGCGTGCTGAATGTGAGTGCAACGTTTGAACCATCTTCGTAGTCAGAACCAGCGTTAGTGATCGTTAGACCAGTACCACCGATAGCAACAGGACCAGATTGTGCTTCAACAAAACCAGTTGCAGAAGTGCTATCCTGTCTAATCTCAGATCCGATAACGATTTGTTCCTCGTATCCAGTCAATGCAGAAGACAAACCAAGAGTTACCTTCTTCGAATAAACTTCGATTGGGTTGGACTTGAGTTTATTTCTAGCGTTGAACGTATTGAGTTCTGGGTTGTAGAAACGGAAAGCACCAGGTTGTGAAGTAAACTTCGCCTTTCTCAGGGTATACTTCATATCCTCCAACTGGGAAGGAGTCCAAGTTCCAGCATTCTGACCCTTATACAAAGATCCAAGTGTTGGTTGCTTGGTAATACGAACCTGCTGAGATAGGTCTAGATTTGCGGTTTCAATGTCAATATCACCGATTCTAGAAATCCACTGGTTGTAATCAGATGTATCACAGATAACAACAACAGCGTGCTCTCCATTTTCCAGATAAACTGGTCGTGGGAAGGTAAATGTTGTTGGTACGGTTGCATCAAGGGATATGTTAACATCCGCAGGATTCTTGTGCACGACTGAATGTGCATGGAAGTTCTTCGATGGAGTTCCGTCAACAACAGGAACCAATCGAATCTCCAGAGGCATTGTCTCCGACTTCGTTGCAAAGAAGAGGTCAATAGATGTTACAAAACAACCATTCTTCTCCTCAACAAAGAAGGACTGTGCCAGAGGATCGTCTTCCTCTTCCCTTTCAACTTCACGAATAATCGTGTTAGTTACCGTCCTAGTAACAGTCCTATCAATAACCGTGGTGTTATTGATGATTACCGGTGGCGGTGGTGGCGGTGGTGGTGGAGGTGGCGGCGGCGTTTCTTGAGTTATAGTTATCTCTGTAACTGTAGTTCCGTTAGAGTAGAATGTCGCATTAGCAGAACTTACTTTTAGTCCAGGAATATCATTACCAGACGCTGAAGTAAGAACGATATTATTCTTACCGTTAATGAATTGAGGTTCTCCACCTGGAAGGAACACAGAACTCTGTAGTCTGCCTAGATCATCAGAAACAAGTCGTACACCACTGATTGTTGCTTCTGCACCACTTGTTTCTCCAACCAAAGTCATACCACCCTGGGCAGAACCAGAGAAGTTTTCGTTAGACTTATCAACTAGAGAAACTAGGTCAACGTTCAAGATTGTTGAGGTTGAACTGTACTCAGAACCCAATACTGTATTCGTATATGGGTTAATGCTGTAAGTATCTGTTGGATTATTGAATGGACCAGTCTTGTGATTGGCAGAACATAGTCTGAATCTGATAGACTGTACTGTATTATTGCTTGTTACACCTTCCTGTGTACCGATAACGGTCTCACCAACCTGGAAGGAACCTTGAGTTGGAGTTACTTCTAGTAGTTTTGGAACGACAAGCGATCTTTCGATCGACATGTCAGTATCAGCAAAGAATGTATAGTGCCTTGTAGTAGGCTTGAGCATGAATGCGTCGAGCATGATATTCTGCTCACGCATGTTAGTAATATTCGCTGAAGTATCAAAACTAAAGCTGGTGTTACTTACACCATAGAATCCATCAAGAGTCTGACTTTCTTGCTCAACAAAGACATCCTGTTCTGGAGTTAGAAGTAGTGTTCCAAACCAGTCATACACTGTGTATGGGTTTACGTTCTCAACTCTACTTGAGAATGGTTGCTCACGTTGAACAACTTCCTCATAATCTAGTGTTACACAGTCAAGAGTTTTCTTGACGTTAGATGATCCGAGGTCTTCTGCAAATAGTGTGTCGATATTGGGATCTGGATCACCATTGAGACCGACTAGAGATTCTGATCCAATCTGCAGATCAATACTATCGAAGTATCGAGGTGCCATCATGACACCATTAGCAATGTCAAACTCTGTTCCGTTAGGATCTGCTACGTCCTTGGTGTTAAAGTTATCGACAACAAATCCAGACTTAAATCGGTCTAGTCCAGTATCGGGATCTTGGATTAGAAGAGATTCTGTCTTAGACTCTAGTAGTGATAGTGAGGTAAAGATCTCTAGATTCTCAATACGATTCTCTAGTTTACCAATGTCCTTCATCGTGTAACGCTTGTTAGCACGGAACTCAATCTTCAGATCTTTCTTTAGATTAAAGACATATGGAGCATATGTGATCTTTGCGATCTCAAAGGCATCATCAATCTTAGATGGTTCTGCCGGGAACTTAGCAGGAGTTCCTTCAACAACAGTGAAGTTACCTGTCTTAGTCAGATAAAGACTATCGATTCTGCCAAGATAATACTTGTAATCGAATGTTAGGTTCTCATCAGAAACTAGTACACTTGGTGTAGACTGTCCAGAACCACCAAAGTCTCTTGACTCGAACTCGAATGGAGAAAGACTACCAGTGTAATCAGCAACACGAGGTCTGATATCAATGATGTCGCTGTTGGAGATCTCTCCAATCTTAGGAATCCTGTCGTACTCAGTTCCAGAATAACTATTGACAGTTACAAGTTCTCCACTATCTTCTGCATTGATGGTTAGTTTGTCAAAGACAACCATCAACTGCCTGGATGGAATAGCAGCACCTTTTTTCCTGACCAGTCTTGAGAAGTCATAGAACTCAGGTCTCTGACCGTTATCAAATACAAAACTATTGGCAATATTCTTATCGCCCTGATCAATAGCAGAGATATTTCCTAGAATACCACTGTCTTTGAACTTAACTTCTTCGTCTTGCTTGAAACTATTTGAGTTCTTAGCGACGATCTTAATCTTGCTAGTTGTAGATTTCTCTACGATAACTGCTGATGCACCACTATCTGATCCAATGAGGACCTCACCAACCTGAAGGTCAGTGGTGTTTGCATTAGGACCGTTTAGTGATGTAAGAGTAAGTGTTGGTAGTTCAGGTGGACCAGATGTAGAAGACTCAAATACGGCATGTACACCGATAGCGTCTGCAACATTCAAAGAGATCTCTTTGTCCTGAACACGTAGACCGTATGCAGACTTGTAAGTTAGACCATCTTGATTGGCAGTAGAAATGCCAGAATACTCATTCTTAGATCCATCAATGATAACCGTACTACAACGATTAAGGACCTTAGACTTGGAAGTTACCTTACTCTTTTGTTGAGTTGTGATAACAACAACATTAGTCTCGGACTGAGTTAGTCCACTGATAGATCCTGTCTTTCCGCCAGACGTAATAGACAGTTGATCACTTGTCAACGCTTGGATACTTCCGTCATTATACGCAACAGTATATCTCTCTTCATCGAATGGAGTATATACAAAGTCTGTTCCTGCAAGGGATTCGAGGTCTAGTACACCATCACTATCAGTAGATGCTCCTCGGGTTTCTTTTCTGACAAAGATATCCGAAGTTGTTAGATCGATAGATTCAATGCCAGAATCTGGCATCTCCGAGAACAGGTGTCCAGATCTAGATCCTTTGACCTTAGCAGATACTACAGATACACCAGAAACCTCAATGGTCCCTGTTGGAACGTCACCATCAGCAACATTAGTTACGTCTTCAACTTGCTCGATGGTTGCAGTCTTATTGTCTGCATTGATAGCGGTGATTCTATTGTATACATCACCGTTGTTCTGATATTGGAGAATATCACCAACTTTTAGATCTTTTGTCCAACCAGTTTTGGAGGTTACAGTGGTAGAGGTGATGGTAAATGATTGACCACCAAACTTAACTCTTGGTGTTAGAACTGCATCAGCACTGAAGATCTGAGTTCCATTCTGCTGTCTGAATGCCTTAACATCGTCGATGCTAAACTCACTGACATCAGTGATTACACGACCGTTGTTTACACCGTTGACAATGATTGTCTCATCTTTAAGGAAGTCGCCAGAGGTTTGATTAAGAGTTAGAGTTGTTCCACTCTGACTTCTTAGGAAACCACGAGCACCAGAACGAGCACCCTCAATCAATGCAGGAGCAGTGAGTGCTAGTTCTTGGTTTAGAGTTAACTGGGTGTCTGTTTGGACATCAAAGAGATATAGGTCAAAAGTAGATGAATCGTCTGCATATGCAGCCGCCGATACTTTGTAGTCATAAACTCTTGCCCTACCAATAGACTGTCCAGATGCATTGGATTTAGTAGAACCTAGACGCTCATCACGGAGATCAATCCAACCGGTTGTGGCAATACCGACGCTTGCAGATCCAAATGCATTATTGACAACGATTAGATTGCCTGCTTGGAAAGGAACCGAACTGGACTCAATAGTTTCGGTGGTTCTTGGTTTTTCAACATCAATAAAGGTATTACCAACAGTCTCAATCTCATATCCCTGAACATACGCTTTACCAGGACCGACCTCTAGAGCATATAGATCCTTGGATGGTGTGTTACCACTCTTTGTTAACTTATCATCAAAGAATACACCAAAGGTATCAAACCTATTATTGATAGACTCTTTTGCACTGACAGAAAACTCTTCGACGTAGTAGTTTCCAGATTCGTCGAACGTTCTACGTGCTAGTTCTGTTGCAATCTCACTGTAGATTGTTTTTTCGACAACTTTCTCTAGAGCACCCTGGTCAACTCTTAGAAGTTCAATAAAGTTATCATCTAGGAAGTCTGTAAGGTCTTTCTTAACCAGATGTAGACTAATCTTTAGTCTGTCAGCACCTGGAGAAGTGTAGTTTGAGAATCCAGAAGCGTTATCGTATAAAGACTCATCGTCTACTGCAGAAACGATTTCCTCTGTTACATTAAAACCAACACGATAACTTGGTGTGGTAGAATACTGATCTAGAATGATTGTTTCTGATTCTACATCAATAAATGCACCACGAGCAAACCATACACCACTGCTGATAGAGAAAGCAGAACCTGTGGCTGCAGAGTTTGTTGCAATACAAGTTGCAAAGTCAGAATCTGTGGTGAATGTTGTATTTCCAAACTGGAAACCATCAATAGTAACCAGGTTCTCACCATCTAGGAATGCTTGCCCTACATTATCCTCGGATGATGAAGATTCATACTTAACATAAAGTGTTGTAGCGTTCTGAGAAGACTGCTCTGCAGATAGATATCCAACAATAGTCGCCTTGATACCAGAGGACTTACCTCTAATCTTAAGACCAACTAGTTGATCTTGATATAGGTCTACAGGAACACCAAAAAACGAAGATTCAATCTTGACTGCAGTATACTCATCGTCGTATACTAGAGAACCAGGGATTACAACAGATCCCTCTTTGAAGAAGTGTTTACCAAACTTCTCAATCTGGTTTTGTAGGATTGACTGAAGAGTAGTTAGTTCTCTTGCCTGGATTGGAATCCCTGCCTTGAAAAGAACACGATTAAACTGCTTCTTCTCGTCGAAGTCGTCAAAATAAGGTGTAACGTTAAGATTGGTGTTCTGTGGCATCAGAATTCTAGAACGATTTTAATATCTTCTCTTTGATTGACAGCCCTCGTTACCTCAGGTCTATTGTCAATGTAGATAATGTCTCCGGAGTTCTTTTCAATCTCTGGATTGGAGATACCATTTGTCACACTTTGTCCGAAGTAATATATGCGATTGTTTACTGTTGTGGACACTCCAGTAAATGTCGTTTCAATAGCAACAGTTTCAGTCCCAGTAGTTGTTGTAACAACTAAATCTGTACTTCCGCCACTGCCAGGTGTGCTTGTGAATTTATTTAGTCGGTATCCGTAAGTGGGTCTTCCTGCAGAAATATCATCTGTAGCAAGGGTTCTATCTTGCCAGAACTTCAAAAGTTTCGTTGTTGGATCGTAAGAGATGATTTTACCAACAGCAGTAGATCCAACACCCACGGTTTGAGTGATAAGACCGTCTGCCGAGACCGACATTGATGTGGATGCAGCACCAGTAACTCTTAGAGCATATGTGCCAGAGACTGTTGATTGAGTCTGGACAATGTTTGTACCGAATACTGATGGGTTTTTAATGATGCCAACACGAGCAAACTGGTTGCCGATCGGGAAGTCTGGATTGGTAACGTCTAGGTTTTCGATTCTAGAATAGATTAGAACTCGATATGCACCTAGTTCTCTGTAGATGTCAAAACCATGACCACCAGGAGGAGGAATGATTACCTTGAATGTCGCACCAGATCCAGAAACAAATCCAGTAAGATCAAGCGTTCCAAAGGTATATCCAGATCCACCGTTGGTTACGGTTACAGTTACTGGTTTACCATCGGTAAAGGTAACTGAGCAAAGACCATCTTGACCATCACCTTGGATTGGGATGTTGTTGACAACGCCACTAAACTGATAGACAGCATTGATATTGCTGCTGATTAGGACGGTCTCAATCTTTCCTTCTACCGATGCATTGTATACATCACTAGTGTTTGTGTTGTTATCCCATGCATTAGGAACGGGAACATACTCAACACTATCAAACTTTACGATTTCACTAGGTTTAATACTGAAAAGATACTTCCAAACATATCCATCACTTTCTTCTCTTGGTTGCAAGTCTGTGTGGACTGGTTCTTCTAGAGAAGTAGTTCCCTTACCAAAGTTGTCTGGATGTGCACCATTGTAGATACACTCATAAACTCTGAAGTCAGAGTTGATTACGTAATAGTTTGTAGAATATAGGTTTGTTGAACTCGTCTGTGGAGACAGGTTATCAATACTATAATCATGTTGGTACATCTCGTAGATAGTACCACTAGTCCAAGTATTTTTCTTTACAACTCGTAGGACATCACTAGAAGAGATTCTCTTACCTGAGATAAGAGTATCACTCGCATCATAACTTTGATCGATACTATCGATCGGATCAGGTGTATTGCTATTCCAGTCAGCATCCTTTCCTACGGCGTCAGGGAGCCCTAGGAACACATAATAACTGTTGCCTTCGGTTGTGATGCCGCTGACAAAGTTAGACGCATTCAATACTTTAATTTGATCAGTAATGATCGCTGGCATTCTCTTCTAACTTTTTGTTCTATTTAGGAGTAATCATTGAGGATATTTGTAGTCCTTATAACTTGTGCTGCAGTTGCCAAACCAGTCAATCCATCTTCGGTATTGCATGTGTAAGCGAGTCCTATTGTTCTAGCAGAACTAAATCTCGCCCAACTATACCTACCATAAACGTTACCTACACCGGATCCAATACCTGAGAAGTCCAAACCATGCCCTTCAGCAACGTTTGTATAGACTCTCATGGTGCCTGTTCCCACCACATCGATATGAGAAACCTCGTACACACCATCAATGCATGTAGTGGCAATACCAACCGTGCTAGATCTGTCCTGAGACAAAGCAGTTAGACCATTACCAACGTTGGAATGAGAAACTACAAAATAGTCCCCGGTAGCAATACCAGTTCTAGTTATGCCACCAAACTCATTGATCCTTAGTGGAGAACTAATAGGAACAAAGAAATCAAACTGAACACCACGATCTGTAGATCCGATACCTGCAATGATTCCCTCATCACCTTTGACAGAGACCTCATTTACGATCTCTTTCCTGATAGTAAAGGTTGTGCTTCCAAATCCAGTATCAGTGTGATCTTCAAGGATCATTACTTTGAACTCGGCAGTATCAGGTGCTTCAGTCTTACTAAAGATCAGAGAACCAGCATCTGTATAGAAAGTAGTAGCATCTGTTGTTAGTCCAGTGATTAGACGTGCAGAAGGTCTAATCGCTGCTGCATACTCAGGTCTAGACTTGCTGATCCTGGTACCACCAATGATCAAGTCATTCTGTTGCTTGCACCACTTCAGTGGTCTTAGTGGACTTTCCTGGTCAGAGATTCCTTGTCTGCTGTATAGAGTAGTCTCAATCGTGTCGTCATTGACAATATCTGTGACGATTCTTTCATCCTGTGAAAGTGGGGTGATTGACTGTCTATTCTTTCTAATCGTTACCCCATCACCAATCTTGATTCTAGGAACAGCACTATCTGTTGTCACATCACTATCAGTTCCTCGATAGAATATGATTTGTAATGAAGATCCTGCTACAGGAGGTTCTGTAAATGTAATCTTAGAACCACCTTCAAAAGTATAAGCATCTCCAGGTTTTTGGATGATGTCATTGATGAAGATTAGCAAGGTCTGATCTAGATCAATAAGAGATCCAGGGTTCTTCTGAATACTAATGACCTCACCATTTTCTCTGATGCTAAAGGTTTTCTTTATACCATTAAACTCATTAGAGAAATCGTCTAGAACTTGTAACTTACCAAATACCCATCCAGATCCTTCGTCATCACGAGTTTCTTGGACAGTGAAGATACTATGTGCAAATGTAGTTCCTATACCTACAGATGTTGGAATACCAGCGATTCTAAGTTGCTCTCCAGCAGTGTAACCATAACCAAGATTATTAAGTTGGAAGTCAGTAATGCTTAGACCAAGACCAACCTGAAGGGATACTGATGCTCCTACACCAGTGGCAGCACTGATAAGTTCGATATCATCATATGGGATCGGTTGATCTATCTGAACAATAGGAACATTGGTCCAAGTGTAACCTACACCTGGACTATTGATGAATACATCTTCTATGTGTCCCGCTGCGACAGTGAACGTGCCAGCAGCGGCGCTTGTTGGATTTCCGCCAAGGATGCGAATGCCGTAAGTAGTTGGACCGTTTCTGTATCCACTACCAGTGAATCCCAAACTGACTGTAACAGTTCCAAATCCACTGACGACCGCAGTACCGTAACCCACATGCTGTTGTTGATACCCAAAGCCTTCGCTGTTAGCCACTGATACAATAATACCCTTACGTGGAAGTCTATTTGCATTTACATCAGTCAGCGAGTAGATTTCATTTGGGAAGTTTGATTTTCCACTAAACTGGATCGAAGTAATACCAGTAGAATCTCCACCAAGGAACTCATAATCAACTTCTGGTTTTTGGAAGATGTTGTTGATTAGGATAGCACCAAAATCACTTGTGATGCCAGTGGTATTGTTGTTATTCTCAGTAAGTGTAAAGGTTTTCGCAATACCTGTAAACTCTTGCGATAGATCATCAATAATGATGTTTCCAGTGTAATCCGATCTGGTGAAAGCACGTCCTTGGAAAGAACTGCCATTATCCTCATCAATATACGTTAGTTTATGAGTACCGATGCCTGCCGATGTAATAGTGATAGCAATGCCTGTAAGAGCATCATCTCTATTTGCTGCTAGTGAGAAGTTATTTTCTGCATTCTTAATCAAGTAATATTCGCCATTACCATCTAGTGGGTCTGGAGGAGAAAGTGATTGCAACTTCATCCTACTGCCAGTATCGAGAATCTCGATATTTGAGATAAAGCTATCGGTATCGATATCTACATCACTATTTGAAGAAATACCAACAGAGAACCTAAATCCACCAAAAGGAACACCTGCGAAGTAAATCTCATCGCCAATAATGTTATAATCACCGTAATGGGCAGTTACAGTGTCACCAGCAACGTGACCTTGTACAGCAGTACCCAAATATCCACGATCAACCAATACTTGGTTTTGAGTGCCATTGTAGTTGTTAATCTGCACTCTCATGACCTCATCATTGATCTTGATGAAGTCATATTGCTTCAACTTGCTGCTATCTGTTAGTTCGATGATTCTCGAAGCAACAGAAACAAGAGTTGTCGTAATATCTGGGTTTGGATACAACGGAGCCTGGATAATGTTGTCCAGCGCAACAATGGACTTGGTATTCTCTTTAGTGGCAAAGAATGCGTGACTAGTTCCGATACCTACGGAAGAAATATCAATCTCTTCACCTAGTAGAGCATATGACCTTGCCGCAGCAACTTTGAACTTATTTTCAGCAATCTTAATCGCATACACCTCAAGCGGAAGTGTAGTGGCAGCACCAACCCCAGGACTGGTTACCGGATCAATATTTACTGGCGAGTTACCAATACCCGCCTGATAAATCAGTTTTTCTCCGGTTCTATAGAAGTGATTGTCAATGACAAATGTATTAGAACCCAATAGCACTTCTGTAGTGCTCGACCCATCAAATTCTTTCTTAAAAACCGAGTCGCCCCCATGGGTCAACTTAAAGGATGTCCTAAAAGTCTCCGTAACGGCGTTGTATTGCTTATTTACAGATCCAATCTGAAATGACATTATCGGTTTTTAGTTGTATTTATTGAAGGGTTACGACCGCATCTAGGGAGATGGAGTCTGGTTTAGTGATTTTGATTTCTGATGTTCTAATAATATATTCTTTGTTTGCCCTTGGAGTAAACTTCAATAGAACATTGTTTCCAGAAACTTGAAGAGTAGTGTTCTCCATGTCTCGCTTAGGATCGTCTATATTCGTAGAAAGGTTGGCAAACTTGTTCAGGAATGTGTCGCCATTCCATGTGCTCTCTGCTAGATTGAACACAGAGTACTCGTTGTCAGTAACGTTTTCTACTTGGATAAACAGTTTGACTGATGTAAAGATATCGTAGTTATATGTTGCAATAACTTCTGATACTGGAGAACCAGATGCTGCAATCTCTTTTCTATGAGATCCAAGTTGATTGTCACCAACTCCGTACTTATTAGTTGTAATGCCAGTATCTGCTGAAGTGGTAGCAATGCCAACCAAGGATGCAAACGTGGATACCGTAACACCCAGTCCAGCAACAGAATGCCACTGCAACTGAAGATCATTAGTCCCAGTCATATCCATACTGAACGTACCGATTCCGGCACCAGTATCCATCTTACCGAAAGTGGCATAATGGACAGTAGATCCAATACCAACAAATACCGCTTCATTTATATCAAAGTTGCCATTCTCCATAGCAACGATGCTTAGATAACCACTCTTAAACTTCTCAGTATCAAAAGATTGAATCGTTTGAATCTCTGGAGTAGCACTTGGAGCAACATACGAAGTAACACCACTTAGGTTGATGTTTGCAAATGATGTTGTTCCGAATCCAACCTGAGCAGAGATAACTTCCTTATAGAAGGTAATATCGTAAGTTAGTGCTGTATTGTATGGCGCGAAGGTGACAGAAACTGTACTGTCTTCCATATCGACATTAAACTTGCCAATATCAAAGTTCTCATAGATCTTAGAGTAGTCATTGACGTATGCAGTAGTGTCATCTCTGCCTACGATGAACTCCGCATACTGGGCAATGTTATCTGTTCTATTGGAGTCTTCACCATGAACAATCTGAGCATAATACTTGATTGCAACAGTGCTATCTGCTTGGAAACTGTCAATCTCGATATTCCTTTCAATATCTGGATCATCGTAGAAATCTGGAGAAATATCGTCAAACTCTAGAACTCTATTGGTTAGTGCTAGAATATTGTTAGATAGACGCTCCGACTTGAATACGATCTTGTCAGACTTGGTTTGATCGTCGTTTGTTAGTTCAAATACCGAATCGAAGTCATGCTTGCAATAAACCTTGTTACCATCGCCATTTAGAAGGAGAATAGTCGATTTATCGGAAGAAGAGATTCCACTCTTGACAGTTGCACCAATACTTGGTTGAGAATCGATGATTAGGTCAGAATGCTTCTTATATCCGGCAATATGTGCCAGTGAGTCAACTGGTTCACTCCAACTGGAAACACCAACTCTAGACTTCAAAGAATATGCAAACTGTTGATAATAATCGCTATCTTGAATCCTTTCAGTGAATACATTCAGTTTACCGACATTATCATCCCAAGAGAAAGTCTTTTTGAAACTTTCGCTAAGCATAAACTCGCCATCGGAGTCTTGAAGCGATTTGATGCTAACAATCGATCCAGATGTCTGACCATTCAACTTATCACCAGGTTTAAACCCTACAATGCTGTCTACAAGGATATAATCCTCATATTCTTGCTTTACGGTGTTAGTGGCAGTTAGTGTCTGGGCAGTATCGCTGTAAAGAACTTCTCCAGGGAAGATCTTAGTCTTGACCAAGTTTAGTTTGAATGTTGGAAGATCAAGTTCTCTAGAAACCGAACCAAACGTCTGTCCGTCATGAGAACCAGGATCTTCATCCAACTCATACGAAATAGTTGCTTGGTCAATCAATCCAAACGCAGTATTGACTCCAGTAAGAGTAAAGTTCTTATATCTGTAGTCTTCCGAGTTATATCCAAGACCAGATGAGACACCAACGTTCTCAACGAACACTTTTTCGCCAACTGCGAATGGAAGTGGGTTGGTAGTTGTAAAACCAGTATTTGGTGTCTTGAGTCTTAGCGTTACCGTTGGGTCTGAGTAAGTGGCACTAATAATACCAACACCGTTAGTATTATCGAGTGAAATGAGTCTAGATTCTTTCTCCGATAGCAATCCACCAGGGAAGACAACTTTTACGTCACTAACAGCGCCACCAATCAAAGATGTCTCAAGTTTTGGAGTATCATTGATAGTATCTTCTTTAGTGTTGTATACAACTACTCTTGGAGGAGTCAGATACTTGACACCACCAGAAATAACATCTACAGAGTCTACCTTCAGGTTTTTCTCAACAACGATAACCTTTGGAACGGTTGCATTTACTGTGATTGTCTTATCTGAAGGATAATCGTATCCAGACTCGATAATCTCGGTTGTTTTGCTTACACCGACGTTAGATCCAACAGGAAGTAACTTAGCACCATCACCAATGTCAGTTGTTACAGAAAGGATGGGTAGAATGTCATAGTTTCTACCTCTATCCAATAAGGCAACCTTATCAATCGGTCCTCTAGCATTAAGAGACTTTGTAGTATACTCTAGAGTAGATTCTGACCCATATCCTACTCTTTCAGCGGTATCAAAAATATTGTACGTGAAAGTATTGGAACTTGTAGTAGAAATCGCATGTAGACCAGCAAATCTACTTGGGACAACATTGATCTGGTTGAAGTTGGCAATATCAATGTCAGAACTTACGATCTTGACAAGAGACCTACTTGTAAAGTTGTAATACAGGATTGATGGGACATCCTCAGTCAAATGGATGCTTACTGTTGCAGAACTGATGCCTGGAGATAGATTTCTCGTGATTTGAACATCTGTAGTTCCTGTTCCGTAGAACTGCTTCTCAAACTTGTTGTCTACAAAGAAATCTAGGTCTAGTTCTTCTAATGTAGCGTCTGATACGTCAAACTTCAAAGTATCGCCAACACAAGCGACAATCGGTGGATTGACGGATGCTCCGATACTCACATAGTTGGTAGGAGTGTCATATGTTGCAACAACAGTTCTTGTAATGCCGGATGTAATGTCTACAGTGACTTCATCGCCAGGTCTTAGTTGATGAGTCGCTCCTGTGGACACTACTACATCAAAAATGTTGGCATCAGCGGTAACGACGTTTCTATTGGTCTTAAACGAGTGTGTATTACCAATACCAATGTTTGCATTGAAGAAAACTTTATTCCAGTTTTCATTTGCCTGGGATTTATTGGTTACAATACCAATAAGGTCTTTTTCAATGTTGACAGCATAAACTGTCGATGGCAAATCGTGGACATCCGTTCCATTGTACGAATATGGAAGTGATAGACCTCCATTTGTATCGTAAGTAAGTTCTTCACCAGTCCTAAACCCATGATTAGGCAAACGAATGGATCTGGTTGGGATAAAGATTTCTTTCTGCTGATTACCAGGACCAACATAAGAAACTGTTGTACCAATACCAACACCAGCGGTCATACCAACGCCAACATCGGCACTTGCGTCAAAGAAGACTTGATAGTTCTCTTCTAGAGCATCATTACTGTAGTCTTTAAGTTCATATTTAAACTTAGTCTCTTGTCTGGTTAGTACTGATCTATTTGTATGTGCTGCTGCTACTGTACCGTTATATCCACGAGTAACTGATAGATTATTGTTGTCATGGTCTACATTGTAGACAAACATTTCCTCATCACCAACTTTGACAACATCTCCGACATTGTAATGTGTAGAATTGTCTAAAATACCAAACGTAGTGGTATCATTGTTGGATCCAAGGGCAGTATCAATCCTACTGCTCTTCTTTTCTACAGAGATTTGATATAGTCCTGTTAGAGCAGAATACTTCTCACTAGAGATACCAGCAATCTTAACGTATGTGTTGTCTAGAAGGCGGTGTGGTAGTGTTGCAATACCAGTGACAGTTTTACCATCAGTTATTAGTGTAATACCTTCTACACCCCTGACATTTGAGTTGATGCTATTGATACCAACACCAGCAACACTGGAAATCTTGGCGAGAGCACCAAAACCAGAAGTAGAACTATTATCAAAGACAATGCTATCATTGACAGCATAGTTGATGCCAGATTCTAGAACACTGATACGATCAATCGGTGCTTTGGTAACAGACTTGATGATTGCCTTTGCATTTTTGATTGTGGAGACAAACTCATACAAACCAAAGTTCTGATAAGCAGTATTACGCTTATACCCGTTAGGAATAGTGTTCTGATCGTTGAAAATATCAAAGTTCTGAGAAGGAACTTTAAACTTAAAGGTTGTACCTATGACGTATGGATATTCTGGTTTTCTACTTCCGAAGAAAGGACTTCCAGCATCAGTAACAGGATCCTTAGACACTGTAACGAAGTATGCATAAACTCCATTCGGATATTCTGGAGTAATACAGAATCTGCCATTGTGCTCGTCTAGGTCACCACTACCTTTGACATAACTATAGTCTTCAACAAAGTATCCTGATGGGAAGTCTGCAAAGTCTGGACCGTTTACACGACTGAGTGCGGTAGATCTGACATAACTGGATTTCAGATACTTCAGAGGTCCAGTTCCATCAGTATTGGTAAATGCATATGGTCCGTAGATAGGAGAACCATCATATGCCCATCCTAGAATAGGAGAGTGACCACTACCATCATCAGTTTTAAGAGTTCTTAGATTTCTAGGAGCATACAGGTTAATGTATTGCTTACCATAGGTAGAACTTCTACCTGGCATAAAGAATCCATCATCAGACTTGATACTACCGTTTTCTGAGAACTTGAATACGTTATCTACTGTCCACTGTTCAATCTGTGGGTTTAGAATAGCACCAATGCCAGGAGACTTCGCCTTAACAACAGTAGATGAGTCATATCCCGATCCAGGGTTGATTACCTTGACACCAACAACTTTTCCATCTAGAACTGTTGCCTTAAACTTAGCACCAACACCAGAACCTTCTGCAACAATATCTGGACTGGTAAAGAAGTCAAAACCACCACTCTTAACGATTACTTCTTCAATACGACCGTTGACAATGTAAGGTCTCAACTCTGCTCTAGAACCGCCTAGAATGCTAACTTCTGGTTTGAAGTTGCCATTTATCACAGCACTGCCGTAGTCTTCTCCAGGCGTCTTCACGATGCATTTGGTGATGCTTCCGCGAGCAACAGGAGTAGCAGTTGCATTACTTGTAGTGATACCTTGTCTACCAGAGATAGAAACTGTGATATCTGGGTATTTGAAGATATGTCTAACGTTGAGTGGCAGGTTGACAATATCAACATGCGGTTTCAATGTGAATGACTCTGACAACCTGAAGTTATCATCGTCAATCTTAATAACATAGTAGTTGGTTTCGGAAGTTAGACCAACAATAGGTGCACTACCTTCAATGTCATATGTGACGAGATCTCCGCTACTAAATCCATGATCACGGATAGTGATCATATCTTTACCCTTAGAAATATCCTTTCTGTCTACGTAGTAAGTTTTATTTTCAAAATCTGTGGATTGTTCGACAAGAATAGAACCGACTTTGAATCTTCTACGTTTTGTTGTAAAAGTTTGCTCACCAGTACCATTTGAAGAGATTGGAATAGTTCCAATACCCAAACGTGCCTGATCTCCAGTAGGTGAAAGGGAAATCTCAAAATCGTTCTTAACAGAAACAAAATATGACTCGCTATCTACAAGAGTTCCTGGAGTCGTGCCAATACCGATAGCTGTCGCTGTAGTAGTGCCGATTCCGTAGATAACTTCTTCACCATTGATGAAGTTGTGTGGTTTTTTGAAGACGAACTTGTCTAGGGCAGTATTAACAACTCCACCCTGAGATCCTGCGTTGAAACTTACAATCTCAGGCACCTTCTTCATAGAAGGACTTGCTACACAAGTTCCGTTACCACCAAATACGCTGACAGTAGGAATCTCTTGATAATCCGTACCTGGAGTATCAACAATGATCTCAGTGATCGGTCCTTTGGTGTGGACAAGCATTGTAGCGCCGATTCCAGACCCTACAAGGGACACTCTAGGTGAATCTACTACATCATACCCTTCACCGGAGTTCAGGACCTCTACAGACGCAATAGAACCGTATCTGACGATCTGATCAGACTTAGGAGTAAAGATTTCGACACCGTTGGCAAATAGACCAATACCACGAGTTGCTTCTACCTTAGTATCTGCATATTCCTGAGGACCAAACGTAGATAGGAGTTTCTGATCCTTAAGTTCACTAGTGGCAATGTCTACAGGTGTTAGTGTGCCCTCAAGGGTGCCAGCATTTGCCTGGAAGTCGTCATTTTCATAGATTGTGATGTATTCTCCACGACGAACCTTATCAGGAGTCTCGGAAAGATAAATGGTGTCTTGATCTCTTACTCGTACATAGTAAGAACTGCCAGAACTGATTCCGCTGAATGTATTTCCAGTGTTTAGAAGAAGTTCGCCATTTCTGAGGTTATGACCTGGGATTGTTAGGTAGTTTGTAGTCGCTGCAATCCCAATATTGTTATATGAGTGTGATCTGTTGGTTGCCTGGATACCCCAGTGTGGGATACTGTTAGAAGCAACTAATAGAGAATCTCCATCATAGAGATTCTGGACATCTGCAACAAATCCTTCGGTAAGACGGATCTTCCTTCTTACCTTGTAGTTGGTATTCTCTGATAGTACCGTAGAGAAGACTGTAATAGTGTTTGTAGTTGAACTAACAACTGAACCCTCGATAATATTGTTCTGATTATCAATAATCTCTACTACATCTTCATTATTGAAGTATACTGGATTCTTGAGAGTTAACCTGTAGTTGAATGATCCAAGATCCTCAACTTTATCAACTTCAAGGGTTGATCTGTTGTTATGCAACCAGATTTCATGCTGAATAGACTTCTTGCTAGAACCCAAGTCCAGGACTGGGATTACAGTGTTCTTTCTCTGCAAAGAAGCATTGAGTTCGATGTCCGAAACCAATACAAGAATCTTCAGGCAGACTTTTTTGGTTAGATCACCATCTTCGTATCCGACTAGTTCATCATACGATTCAATAGCACTACCAATACCAACAGACTCGGATAAAGCACTGGTATCCAAGAACTGGTTAAGGTTAATGCTGCCATAGGTGACTGTTTGATCGCCAATAGTCAACGTACCGGTAGTTCCAAACCCTACAGTGGAATCCACGAGGATAGAACTATCATTTACAGAAATCTCATTCAGGTTTAACGTTCTATTGATCGATTTGAACGTTCCTTCAATAGTATTGGTGGAAAGACGGATTTTATAGAATCTTCTGCCGCTAACAATGACCTCTTCTACCCCAGTTACAGATCCACTGGTGTCTCCTTGAGTAATGGTGTACCCAATGAGTTTTTTAGGGTTGCCAAGGAAGGACTCACAGATCAATACTGTGTCCTTTACAAAGTTTGCATCGGAAGGACGAATAACGAAGTCCTGAGGAGTGATAAGATCGACTTCCTCACCATATAGAACTTTGAATAGGATTTTAAATGATTCTTCAGTACCTTTAGACTTGAAGAAGTCCTTTGCCTGCCTAATAAACGTTGACTGATCTAAACCACCAAAGAGAGATCTATTCTCAAACCCATTTAAGATCTGAACCTTGAGTTTGCTTAGGAACTGGTTGAGAAATACGCTACTTAGGTTTTCTACTGTGTCACCAACACCATGAGTGCCAATACCAGTAGAACTGAATGTAAGATACTCTGGTTGATTGGTTTTACTTAGGTTCTCAATGCCACTGAAACCACGAACACAACCAGTGAACGATGTTGATCCAATACCAGTGTAGGTAATGATCTCATTATTAACTTTTAGGAGACCCCACTCCTTTGGCCAACCCCTAGTGGAGTCTACATAGATGGTTTCGGCAATACCATCAGCATATTCCGATATTTTAGTTTCTTTGGTTAGATTCTCGTTGCTAAGAAAATCTAGATTCTTGTATTGGACCAGATTTGCCGCAATATCTACCGGTCCACCCTGAAACTCCTGAGAGTAATAGTAACTCTTTAAAAAATCCGCAAATAGTGGATTCTCCGTATCGACATACGAAGGAATCTGACTCTGAACTACGTCGGAGATCTTGATTTTGGATACAGAAGTTTCGATCATCTCTTATCGTGTTACCTGACCGTTTTGATAACTGGACTGCGGTTGGAATCGTGTTCCGGACGTATTTCCACCAGAAGCAATGCTATCTTGCTTCATTGTAATATTACTATTCGAAATATCGAACTGTAGATAGAGGTCCTTCCTTGCCAATACGTCATTTGACATTGGAATCGCCTGAATCTCAACAATATTCTGTGGTTTTTCGGTTGACGTAATGTTAATAGTATCTAGGAGGATTTCTCCAACGTCATATTTGACTTTACCTACGTTTGATGAGATAACAGTTCCATCTTTGTCTACAAGCATCATCGGTGCAGACTTAGCAGTTGACAACTCTGTTGCCCCATTCATATCTGAGAGATATACTGTGCCAGAAATACCTTCTACAGTAAATCCTGTAGACTTGATGTTGAACTTAGACTTCTGACGATACATTTCATTATCAAAGCACAGTTCGTACTGAGAGAACTGATTAATCTGTGCTCTGAGGTTTCTACGCATTCTAACGGTTGTGATATTCGACGTAATCGAAGTATCTACACCGTCAATGATCGTTTGAACCTTACTATACTTAAATCTGCTGCCAAACTGATTGATTTCTGAAGAGTTGGCGTACTGTGTAAGAGCAGCAATGATGTCTGTGCGAACGTTGTCCGGATTTCCGACAAAATTCTCGTTATAATAGACACAACTGTCGATTTCTACGAACAGATACTGCAAATCGATCATCACTGGGACGATTCCAGCGACAGAATACGATTTTAGCGACCCCAAAATCTCATTTTTGGTGTAATCTGACAAATAAGCACCGTTTCTTGGTTTTGCAGCGATGAAAACACGCCCATATTGCGGTGGATTGAGGTCTTCGCCACCAAAAGCGGTCACTGATTCGATGTTTGGGTACAAAGAAGGCAAAATCGCCTCATAATCGTTCGCAGTTACTGCTCTATGCTGCGAAGAATACATTCTTGGAGCATAATAGCGCACGCTTTCGACACTTTCGATGTCATCTCCACCTTCAGAAGGGTTAGCTGTGAAGATTTGGGACTCAAAAGTCAGAATTGACGCTCCATCCTGGTCCTCAAGTGCTCCAAGGAACCTAAACTCGGAAGCTCCGTTGCCACTTTTACCATCTGTCTTGATATATTCCGCCGAAACGACGTTTCCGGACTCCAACTTCTTACCAAAAACGCCATCACCGAACAAAATCTCGTATTTTTCGTCGGTCGTTTCTTGAATTAGGAAAATATTTGACTCGGAAGTGATCCCGATGATGTTGTCAACTAGTTTATAGTCCGTTTTTGTAGTAGAAGCGTCATTTTCTTTGACACTAACACGCAAAGTTGTGGTATCAATGCCATCATTCGGGAGAATGTAGCGTTGATTTGGCAAAGAATCGTTTACAGTCCACTCTTTTTTGAGGTATTGACCCTGATAAATCTCCAGTATATCACTGGCAGCACCATCTTCTACCGAAAGTGTGACCTTTTCTGGTAAAGAGAACAAATAGTTCACATCATTAATGGAACTATTGGAGATCAAACCTGGTTGAATGGTGATTGATTCTACATCAGAACCCAATCCATCGATAAAAACTTGTGTCTGTGCTCTCGCTGAACGCACAGAACGCGGAACATACCCAATATTGCGTGCTAGGGATACGACGTTCTCGCGCAAAGTGGCAGAATCAATGAAAGTTTCATTGACTGCCATGTTTGTATTGTAGGCAGTAATATATGAGTTATACGCAAGCAGGTTGATAATGATCGAAAGGTTAGAACCTTCGAAGTCAAAATCAGTAAAGTTACTATTCTGTCTTAGATAATCTTTGATTGAGGTCTTAATGTCCTCAAAGTTTAGATTAGTAAACTGTGTGAGTGCCATATTAGAGTCTCGTTGGTTCTAGTACAAAGTTGATTGCTTGTGTGGGAACAGATAAACCAACCACGTCGTAACGAATAGCAATGTCCAATGCATTGTCCTCAGGCATTGCTGTAACATCAACAGCCCTTAAAAGAACTCTTGGTTCGTAGTTCTCGATTACGGTACTAATCTCGGTCTTCAGGAGATCTTCGGTCTCCCCACTCATCAACTCAAATAGAGAGTCTGATATATTCGTACCAATTCTTCTATTGAAGAAGACTTCACCTGCTTGAATCCGAACCAGATTCTGTACTGCTCTCTTAATGGCATCAACATCGCTTAATGCGTTGATGTCATTGGTTATAGGATGTCGCTTGAACGATAGAGATATATCTCTGAATCCTTGAGATATCCTTTGAAGAGGCACTGTCTATGGTCTTCGGTTATTTATCCTTATTTAGAGCACAAAAAAAGAGGTCTCATAGAGACCTCTTTATTACCAATCGTTATTTACCTTGACCTCGATAACGTTTCTTTGCACCGTTCCGCGAGGTAGCGGAAAGTTTTGTATTTTTCGATGAACCCTGACGTGCCTTTTTAGGACGCGATTCAATCAAGTTACCACCAGTGGACGTTTTTTTGACTGCCATAATTACTCTATGTCGAAACCAAGATATTCTACAACGATATCGTCAGGGTGAGGGGTGCCTTGAGCATAGAACTGATCAGCAAGATCCTGCGTCACTTCTAGCATCTCCTCCTCATCAATAGAAGAGTAGATTTTTTTCCCCTGACAGTATATATCGTATTTTTCCATTATTCAAGCATCACGATTACATATCTATCTAGATTACGCGAGTCTTCTCGTGACCGACTCGGATAGTTGGATCACACCAGATCTCGAATCCAGCTTTGATAGCGTCGAGACAGAATGAGACATCTTCACCACACATATCCTGAACTTCGCCAGAATCAAAGACTTGCATCTTAGGTGCGAACCAAGGATACTTCATCTCAGTGTGCTCGAAGACACCTTTCTT